TAGGGCTGACGTACCCGGGGAGGGAGGTATCCCCGCCCCACGGCGAGTCCGTCACCATTCCCTCGATTTCGGGTCGCTCGAAGCCTTCCTTCTCGCTTCGCCGCGTGGTGCCGTGCCGTGCCTCCTGCGTCCGTCGCTCTTCTCAGCGTTGCAGCACCAGTGAGCCGCTTGCTGGTTGTTCGGGTCGAGTGCGCAAGCCTCAGGCGAGCTGTATCCCGCTTCAATCCACCGCGATACTGGCACTATCTCGTCAACCACGAACGAGAGGGGGTGTCGGTAATCGCTGGGCTGGTCGTACCTGATGGGCCCCCTGGCTCCGTTGCATATCCCGCAGGGCGCGCCAATAGCCTTGAGCCTGTTGCGCTGCTTCGTCCTGAGCGTCCCGTTGGCGCGTCGCGGGTTTCGCTTAGCCATGTCACCCTCCGTGCAACGTGCAGGCGCGGACGATCTGAGTCGTTCGGGCTTTTGGGGGAAGGAGTAGTCCACCCGCCGCGCCTGCCGTGCCTGCGTGTGGGCAAAAGGAAGAGCCGCCCGAAGTGGACGGCTCCTCATCTCGTTACTTTTCGCATCCTACATGGTAGCTGAACTCTTGGTGTGTTTGGGTGTGTAGTCGCTCAGATTGCAGGCTCCATCGGGTCGCGCTCGCTGTGAGGCATCACGTCGTATGCGTGAAGCAGGGCGCGCCTTCTCATCGTCATCATTCCGTCCCAGCTGTACGACAGCTCGACGCACACCTCCTCCCACTTCCTGCAGGCGATGTAGTACAGCGTGAGCGCAGCCGCCTCGGTCGGGTCTTGCATCTCGTTGAGCGCCATCGCCGCCTGCGTTATCCGCTCCCGCGCGCTGTCGGCTATGGACGCCAGCGAGTCGCCAGCCTCGTCGTGCGCTATCACCGCGTTCGGGATCGCGTCGGGAGTCGCGGACACCGACACCTGCACACGCGAGTAGTCCATCCCGCGCAGGCCGTCCGCCATCTCGTACTGCGTGTCGGCCGCTTCCCTCATGGCGCGCTCGTATCCCACGAGCTTCCTCACCCTCGACAGCCACGCCTCGGCCTGCTCGATGCGGTAGCGTTGCAGTTCCTCGTCCATCATGCCACCTCGCATCAGTTCCACTCGATTCGCCCGGTGCTCGGGCACATGCCGCCGCGTATCGGCTTCCTGAACAGGTAGCACGACACCTCGCCCATCAACGTGAACACGCTGTCAGACCACATGCACGATTGCCTGCACGGCTCGCTGTACATGTCGTGCGCGACCCACGAAGCAGCGCCCTTCTGCACGTCGTCCCATGTAGGGCTCTTCGGCTTCGGCTCGATGATCGCGAAGAGCGACAGCTGCTCGCCCATCACTCCTCGACCTCGCATCCGTAATTGTTTTTGTTCTCCATATACTCGCGCTCGAATTTTTCAAAACATTCTGAGCATAAGTGCAGCGTAGGATTATGATGCTCGCTGAATAGAGCAGGGTTTATTGTCCAGATACCTCTAATTTCTCCACCATCAGACGGGATAATGCGTCCGCACTTATCGCAGATATATGCCGTGCTCATGCTTCCACCTCGCATCCGTAGTCGTACAGCTCGTCTGCGAACTCGGCGCGCAAGTCAGCCGCCATCGACATGCAGGCGCGCGGCCACAGCTTCTCCTGCACGCAATGGACGAGCTTGTCGTGCCTCTCGGTTAGCGACCACAGCTCCTGCTCGTTCGCGAGCAGTAAACGCTCGTAGTCTGCTTTCGTCATCTTGTTGCGCGCCTCTGGCACGCGGTTCGGCGACTCGATGAAATTCACCTGGCCGCCACCGAGTTCGGCGCTTGCATATGAAATCGTCATGACACCACGTTCCCTTCCATGTCCACCACGCAGCAGCGAAGGTAGAACTCTCTGTCTGACAGCTTCTCGTTCTCACGTTGCGCGTCTTTCAGCTTCCCGTCCAAGAGCCAGTATTTCTTCGTGATCTCGGCAACTGCATCCTGGTCTTCACGATGCCGCACCATCAACTTCGCGTTCTCGGCTTTCAGCGCGCCGTTCTCCGCTATCAGCTCCGCGAGCCGCGAGCACGTGTAGCATGGCTGGTCGCAATCGTCGGTGAGCAGGTCGATTAGCTCGTTGCTGACATCCTGAACCGTTTTCCATGCCGTCTGATGGCCGCAAATCGCGTCAATCAGCATCCTCGGATGCACGCTCATAGGCGGTATCATCTTCAACCGCTCCACCGCTTCCGCTCTGAGCTGCGCTTTCGTCTTGGTCATCTTTTCGCCTTCCTCCCCTCCGGGCATTCCACCGTGTAGCATTCCTGCTTCGACAAATCGCGTCTCAGCGCGTCGCAGTAGTACGGGTGCCGCCTCACTCCGTCCAGGATGCGGGGCTGTCCGCACGTCTTCATCTCCCAGTCCTTCACGTGGAGCTTCTCGCAGCCGTCGCAGACGCTCCACGCGATGTTCGGGGACGTGTTCTTCGCCTTGCGGATCGCCCATACGATGTCGCTCATTCCGCATCACGCATCCTCAGCTCGAAGGCGTACTTCCCGATGGCGTCTTTCAGCTCGCCGTCGCGTTTGAGGTTGAAGTTCCTGGACTCTTGGAAGAAGTCGTTCAGCACGTCCTCGACGGTGCGCTGCTTGTAGTGCGTGTGTATTCCTGGGTCTATATCGTTAAGGGTTGATACGAAATGAGCGCCATTACTATCGAAAGATATTCCATTTACGACATTGCCGTTTTCTGTAATATCGCCGATATGCCAAGGTACGCCGTCCGCGTCCACGGGCAACTCCATGTACTTCTCGTCCACTTCCGCTTGGATGGCATCGGCAATTTCTCCAATCATGTTCGGAATATCGCATCTATAGCATTCGTCAGAGCATTTGCTTCCGTATATGCAATGCAGCTTCTCTAGTGATTCCAGCGTCATTCCGCATCACGCATCCTCAGCTCGGAGGCGTACTTGGCGATTACCTCACATTGCCTTGCGTTCTCGAACGGGTAGATGCCGCTGAGAAACGCCGCATAATCGTTTCCGAAGTCATGCAGCACGTCCTCGACGGTGCGGGGATTGAGGTGGTGACATTCAATCGGAATATGCGCATTACCGCTCATGTCGAAGAACGCACGCTCGTTGACCGAAACCACATCCCATCTAGCATCGCCAAGACTATCAGCTCTCTTCGAGTAATCGGTCATCTGGTCGCCAGGGTGAATCGGCCCTCCTTCCGCGTCAACGGGCAGGAGCATGTACTTCTCGTCCACTTCCGCTTGGATGGCTTCTAGCAGCTTGTCGAACTCCCTGTGCCACGCATCGAGCCAATGGCCGTCGAACACGCAGCTCGGATACAGCTGCATGTGGTCGACTATCTCGTTGGCGTTTATGTCAGCAGCCAACTCGCGCAGCTTCTCGATTGATTCCAGCGTCATTCCGCACCGCCTTTCACAACACGGCTACCGCAGCAGTAGCAGTAATGGATAACCCTCTTGTCATGCGCAACATGCGTCGCGTTGCAGTTAGAGCAACGAAACGCAGCGAACGGATCATCAGCCCACACGTCGTGGCATTCGTGACGCTTTATCGCGTTTTCGATTGCATCTAAATTACGCAATCCCTCTTCACGCTCGAACACGCTGCTTATTTCACTCTCGCCCAAATGCGCGTCTTCGCTTATCCAAATACGCATGAAAGAGAGTGCCTTTTCCAAGTCGTTCATTCCGCACCGCCTTTCACACGTGCGCCGCAGTTCCAACAGTAGCTCGCATAGTCTTCCAGCACGGTTCCGCAAACAGAGCATTCGTCGCCGTACCATTCATCGTTCATGCTGTACTTCGGAATGCCGCGACACTCCCGCTCAGCGCGCGTGTTCCATGCTTCGATTGCTTGTTCTTTCGTGCTTATACGCGGCATCGCAGCGTGACATTTCTTGCAGTAGACTTCCTCACCTGCGAACGTTAAGCCGTATTCCGCTTCACCGCCGCAGAACGGGCACGGTTTCAACTCGCTCATGCTTCCTCCGTTCCGTCGTATCCGAGGCACATGAACGAACACTCTGGGAACACCTCGCCCATCCTTCCCTCGCCTTCCTTCAGCTCGTCCAGGAAAACTCCCTTGATGCAGCTGTGGCCTATCTCGCGCTCCTGCTTCGCCCGCCTGTTGAATACATGCGGGAAGTCCTCGCGTATGCGGTTCCAGTAGCCCTTGCCGCCCTTGACGCATCCGATGCAGTTGTTGTTCGGATATCCCAGGTCGTACATCGCAGGCCGCTTGATTCCCAGGCGCTCGCATATGCCGTGCGCCTCGCTCTTCGTGATGTGGTTCTCGATTAGCGGGAACTCGCACTCGGCCTCGACTGTGTGCTCGACCAAACGCTCGGCCCTGGCCTTCTCTTCCGAGTCGTATCCGAATACGTAGACAGTGTCCTCCGTAAGGTTCTCGCGCTCCCATTCCTGGCGCACGCGCTTCTTCAGCAGCTTCGTGCACGGAGCGCCGCCTGGCCCGTTTATGTAACGCTCTGATGTGATGACGTTATCGACGCATCCGCTCCATTTCGTGTCGCGCAGTATCTCGATTGGCGCGTCCAAATGCTTCTGGCAGTCCATGAGGAAGCGGAACGAGTCAGGATGCTGGTTCGCTACGTCGATGTAGATGATGCGGTCTGGCTTCGCTATGTATGATGCGACGAAGCTGCTCACTCCCGCGCTGAACCATGCGACCCTCATGATTCCCTCCGCTCTCCCCAGGCGCAGAAACCGTCAGGCGTTATCTGCAAGCGCCATCCACGCACGTGCTCGCAGTAGTCGGCGTTTGTTTTCCCGTTCTCGAAATTGTGCGTTCCCTGCGGCGTGAAGTGCTTGCAATCCCTGCAACGCACGATTTCCTCGTGGATTGTGCCGTAATGGTCAACCGCGTTACACGCGAAGTAATCCCTCACGCTCGTCCTGCCGTCGTCCATCAGCTCTTCATCATCGATGCCGTCGTAGAACCTGTAACGAAACACGTACTCGCTCATTCCTTCACCACCATCGCTCCGCAACCGTCCTCGACGGGTATTGAGGTCTGGTTGCGCCACTCGCTGATGCAGTCAAGAAGGAGATGTATGTCCCTTGTGCACTCTCCCATGGTTTCGCTTGAAGTTGCAGAGTTGTGCACGTTGTTGAGCATCACCATCTTGTCGAGCATGACCTTCTCGCATTGGTTCATCTCTCCCCCCCTTAAAACGCCGTGTAGTAGTCCGTCACGCCAGCTTCCGCGCCGCTGTCCAGGACGATGCACTCGCCCTTGCTGCCCTCGAAGACCGTGCCCTCTGGCATGTCCGAAGCTGCGACCACGTAGTGCCCGGCGTCGTCTCGGTAGTAGCCCTCGCCGTCCACAGTCCACTCCGACGTGCGGTAGTGGTAAGCCTGGTTGCTCGAATACCACGTCTCGGTGCGCCCGTTGTACTCGCGCACGCCATCCTGGGCGAAGCCGTCGCCCGTGTACGACGGCGCGTAAGGCTCGTAGTACGACTCGTAGTGCTCGTAGGCAGCTTGCTCTGCTTCCGCCTGCTGTGCGGCCTCCTGCGCCTCCTGCGCGGCCTTCTGCTCCTGCTCCGCCAGGATGCGCGTTGCCCCGCTCGGCACCCTGGGCGCGAAGTAGTCGCTGATGTCGCGGAACTCGTAGCTCCGCTCGTCGAGTTGCTGCGCTGTGGCTGTGGTGCATCCGAGCACCGCCGCGCTCGCTGTGATGAGCGCCATGAGCGCGATCGCTAGTGCGTGTATGGTTCGTTTCATCTCAATGCCTCCATGATTGATTGGTTGTAGAAGTCGCGCGGGCTTGTCCCTTCCGGTACGTCCACAATCCACGAGCACTCCGCGTCGGGTGATTCCTTAAAACCGCACCCAACAGTGCCGTCTTCGTAGATCATCCCGCCGTCGCAGGTTCCTCCCGTGAACATGCACTCCGTATCTCCCATTTCGACCTCTTCTCTGCCAGCTACGCTCGCGCGCGTGTTACGCGATGTAAGCCTCTTTTTTTTCTATTTCCTTTTAAAAAGAGTTGGCCTGTTTCGCGTAGCTGCGTAGCTTCTCCTGTTCAATACCGTTTTTCGTTAAAATTTCCGCGTAGCTTTCGAGTAGCTTTCGCGTAGCTGCAGCTACGCACGTGCGTAGCTTTTCGAGGTGCGTAGCTTTGTGCGTAGCTGCCGTTTTCATGGCTATGCGCCGACCTTCCGTCATGCGTCCGCGAATATACGGACTTGCCGTGTTTCGCGCCTCGTGACCTTCACCTTGAAGCCGAATTTCGAGCAGATGTCAGCTGAGAACTGGTTCTTGCCGTACGGTTTCCTCACGCCACTCTCGGAGCACCATTTCGCGTACGTCTGGTACGCGTCTTTCGTCTCGCGCTCGAATAGCCAGCTTCTCGACACGAACTCGTCCTCAATCCACTGAAGGATGGACGAGTTGTCCGTCTCGATGTCCTTCAACATGCGCTTGCTCTCGTCGTTGTCCGTCGGCCCGCGGTGTTCGATGACGCGCCGCAGTCCCCAGATTCCGCGGACGATTGCAGCCTCGATGCAATCCTCTGATTTCAGCTTCTCCCCGATGTCTGGGTCGAAGTCAGGGTCTTCCTTCGTGAAGTAGGCGTTGAAGCGTATAGGGAACAGCCTGCGGAGCGTTCCGTCGTCCAGCTTCTCCATCTTCGGGAACCTGTTCGCCGAGAAGACCATCGTGCAGTACGGCGTGAACTCGTAGCCCTTGCTGTTCTTCACGTCGGTGCTAATCTTCGAGCCTGACACGGCCTTCTTGAATACTTCCAGGCTGCTGCCATCCGTGAACTCGCTCGATATGTCGTCGCCGAGGTTCGCCAGCTTGCCGGAAAGGTACTGTTGGTTGAAGCGGTCGCCGAGCGAGCGCAGGCTGAGTGACGAGTAATTCTGCTCGCCTAGCACGTTGCGGATCATGTCGATGTAGGTAGACTTGCCGTTGCTCGCAGTCTTGCTCTGCTGCCCTAGCAGGACAGCCGCGAACGCGTACTTGCCGCTTCGGTACATGCACAATCCCAGGAACTCGCACAGGTTTGACTCGATGAACGGGTCGTTGCACGCGACGCGCCTGAACATTCCGTCGAGCACGTCGCTCTGCGCCTTCGGGTTCCAGTCATGCGGTATCACGTTCGGGATGCGGAACTCCGGCGAGAACGACAGCAGCTCCATCGTCTCGATGTCGAGCACGCCGTTTTTGAAGCCGATGTAGTTCGGCGGGCTTTGCGTCTCGCGCGGCATTATCAGGTCGAGGTACTTCACGACCTCCTTGCGGTCGCGGTCTTTCGAGTTGGGCCACTCGCGTAGGATCGCGCGTTCGACCTCGCCCCAGCCGACGCGGTATGACAAGCCGTCGAATATAGCCGGAGCGCCGTCGAGGTAACATGCGCTGTACTTGTCGAGCATGATGCGCGCCACGGTCACGTGGTTCGCGGTCTTTTTAGCCTGAGCCTTCACTTCCTCTGAATATCCTGGCGCAACGGACAGAACCGAGTCGGCGAGCTTGTCCACTTCAGCGTCGGGTAGCGGCGGCTTGCAGTTCACCTTGTTGAGCCCGTGAAGGTACGCGCGTATCTCGTCGTCTGACATGTCTTCGTCTGAGCGGAGGGAACGGCCTCTCCTGAAAAGGTAGTCGTTCCTCCCGCCCTCTACGACCGTTTCGGCATGCTTCGGCCGTCCTAGACCACGCGTCCCCTTATCGCGCCTCGTGGACGACGGTCGGACGTGCTCTAGGAACGCCATTACCGTGCTGTCGGCGTCCGCTATCTCGCAGTCATCCTCGAAGCAGTACCCCGGCGTCGGGTCGCATACGATGTAGCTGTGCCATCCACGCACATCCACCGCTATGTTGGGATTGACCGACGGACGAATCTCGTCCGCGCATCGGTAGATCATGTGGTAGCCGCCGCTCGGCGTCGTCTGGCAGAGCGTGTCGGGCAAGTCCCAGCCGATGAGGGCGTCGCGCCCGTCAAGCCCTTCCTTCACGTCGAAGTCGAAAATCACGAAGCCGTCGCCGCTGACTCCGATGCCGTGCTTCGGGTTCAGCGCGTAGTACGCGTCCGTCGTCGCGTTGTCGTCGGTCGCGTCCTTCACGCCGTGCTTCGTGGCGGGTTCCTTCGTCCCTGGCTTTATCGGGAGAGTCTTGAACCCTAGCGCGTGTAGCTTACGCGCCGCCTCCTGCATCTTGTTCATAGCTCACCCCCAATAAGTCGCATATGCGGCGCGCCGATTGCATCGAGTTGCAGAACTCGAAACGCGCACCGTATTCCTTCTCCATCGTTGCCATGATCTTTGACAGCTGCGGCCCCTGGACCGGTTTTCGCGTTCCGTGCTTGATGCACTTGCCGCGCGTATCCTTCGGGTTGCAGTGTTTCTCGCGCATGTGAAAACACGCCTTGCAGTGATTGTTCGTCCACCTGCGGACATCGCCTACGCACTGGTACTGGTTGCCAGCCTCGACGAGTATCACGAGCCTGTAGCCTTTATCAGCAGCGCGCCGCATCTCGCGTGCGAACCTCTCGTGATCGCGCGTGCAGTTTCCCGCCACCTCAGCCATCGAGCGTTTCGTGTCGATCGAGATGTTCGACCCGTCAACCATGTAATCGCCGAAGTCGAGCTTTTGGACGCTGGTGGCGACGCCGTGACGCGCCCACCACTTCATCTTGTTCTCGTGCTTGCCCTTGTGCTGGCGGGTGTCGCACAGTATCACCTTTGCGTCCATAGCCGCGCCTTACTTGAACGGCACATCGTCGTACAGTTCCGCCGCCTTCGTGGATGCTGGCGCGGGCGCTCCTTCGAGCCTCTTAAGCTCAGGCACGCGGAACTTGCCGTCGTGGATGTCCTGGACGCTCTTGATCCGTCCGAAGCCGAAGCGCGTCTTCACCGTGCCGTCGTTCGCGAGGTACTCTTCCTCGCCGAGCACGATGCCGAACTGCTTCCCGATGAACAGCGACCAGTTGTCAGCTTCGAACGCCGCCTCCGAATCGAAGCCAGGGTTGCTCTCGTCGAGGCAGTGGAGCGAGTTCTTCAAGGCGCCCCAGTTCTTCCACGACAGGTAGAACTGGTGCCCCCAGTCCTTGTCTTCGCCTGACCAGTATTCGTCTGAAAACTTGCCTGCGAAATCGCCTTCCGCGATGTCGTATATCAGCTTCACGTACTGGCGCTCGTCTGGCAGGCTCACCTTGCGCCCGTAGTCGGTGATCTCGGTGCGCACTGCCTGGATAACGCAGACGTACCCGCCAGCCGGCATGCGCTTGAACTCTCCGCCACCAGTCATTGCTTCTACAGCGTCGTATTCTTCGTGGTTGATTTTCGGCATTTCGCCCTCCTTATTCCTTGTCGTTATCGCCCAGGGCCCTCTCAAAAAGCCCCAGTAAGTCCGTCGGGTAGTCCACCATCCCGTCCACTTCCGCGTACTTGAACAGAACCTGCAGGATGGTCAGCGCGCCCACGTAGTACATGGTGGACAGCTCGCCGTTCTCGCCGAGTTCCGCCACTTTCTCGTGGAGCCTCTTGACGAGCCCCTGCGCGTCGAACTTGTCGATGATGAACTGCGCGTCGTATGTGCGCTTCGGCCTGAATTTGCATAGCGTCATCGCGATCACCTATCCAGCATCGCGTCGCGCATCATGTCCCAGTTGGGCTCTGGCACGCGCGCGAAGTCCCAGTCGAGCCAATTGCCGCAACACGGGCAGAACGTCCACTCGCGCTCCAAGTCGTATTCGCACTCGTCGCAATGGCTCTCGATGATGCCGTCCTCGTCGTATTTGTCTATGAGCGGGTTCGTGTGGACGCGCGACAGGCGGAACGAGTTCTCCAAGTACAGGTTCTTCGCGAAAAGCTTCCTGTTCTCGCGAAGCGCCTCCCCAAGGCTCTCGTTCGTCTTCGCCAGCTTCTCGCGCAGTTCGTCGTTGTCCAGCTTCAGGTCGACGCACATGTCCTTGTGGTTGTCGTATCTGCTCATGACGCGCCGCCAATCGGCTCCTGACCGTAGTAGTCGCGCAGGTCGTCGATTACCTTCGCTATGTCGTTCGGAACCGTTTCTGTTTCGTACAGCCCCGGAGGCGTCTTCGCCGTCGAGTTGTCCGAGTGGACTCCGAAGACATAGTTCCCGTCGCCGTCGCGTTTCGCGAACAGCAGCGCCTGAAGCTTCGTCTCGATCTGCAGCTTGTCCAGCTTTCGTCCGCTCGTCTTGATGCGCGAGTGCGAATACCCGTTGTCGTCTCGCTCGGTCTGGACATGAGCCGTGAACACGACGGTCATGTCGTCGCGCATCGTAAGCGCGTAGCAGATGATGTCCCATACAGCCCAGGCTAGGTCAGACCACTTGTCGTAGCCCTTCTCCTGCCGCCTGCGGCCCTCGTCCGCGACCATGATCCCGTTGAGCGTGTCAACTACGACGACCTTTATGTGCGGCGCGCCGCTGTTGATGGACGCGAGGTACGCCATGACCCTGTTCTGGTCGTCTGTGCGCACGTAGTTCTTCGATTCCTCGTTGTACTGGCGCATCCACCCGCGCCACGACAACCCCTTGCCGTCGCAGTCGATGATGAAGGTGGACGCCGGGTCGAGGTTCATCAGCGACGTAGTCTTGCCGCTCCCGCTCTCTCCCATGATTCCGATAACAGTAGCCATCTACTCCACGTCCTTCCTGACAAACCACTGGTTGCCTTCTTGGACGTTGAACGTGCCGCCGTAATTGAAGTAGTCGACGTGCGCCCCGCCGCCTGTGATGCTGAAGAACCCGACGTACCCGTTATCTTCGAGCACGTACTCGATGTCCCTTATCATCTCGGCGATTTCGTCCGGCAGCTTCGTCTTGCGCAATTCCTTTGCCATCACCAAACCCCCGAACCCTTCAATACCGCCATGATCGTCGGAACGGCCATGCACGACGCTACGAACAGGAGCGTCCACGTGACGAGCCTGAACGCCTCCGCATCTGCTATAATCGAATTGGTTCGCACCGAACCTCTGGCGCGTGTGTAGTTGCAGCTACCGCGCGCCGCTTTTTTCTCAATCACTTCCCAACCTCCTTCACTATCTGGCTCACGTCGATTCGCCATGAGCCTCCAACCTTCACCGCCGGGAGAACGCCGTCGCGGCACTGGCGCGTCACGACGTTCACGTTCGCCTTCGTTGGCTCGTCCGTCTCGTACTTCCATTTGGCGAACTTGTTGACAGACCACAAGCACGCCATCCTCTCGTCCACTTGTCCTCCTCCCTGCTCTTAGATGCCCCGCGCCACGTACCCGACGATGAAACCGAGCACGCACATGAACACGAGGAAGAACCACTGGATCATCTAGATCACCTCTTTTGTAGGAATCGGGTCTTCCGCGAACAGATAATCAAGTGACTGATTCGGGAAGAAGTGATCGCGAACATCGCGAGCTTTTAGAATCGGAAACGATGCATTTGCTCCGTTAAGCCAAGATGAAATCGTATTCGTCCCGATATTTAGATAGCTTGCAAGCTCTTTACCAGTGATGCCTTGACGCGCCATTTCCGCTTCGAGGTTTGGATAACCCATATTTTCACCTCCTAATCGCACTCAAAATCTTGGGTGGCCAAAACTCTAAAGCACATAATATCGGTTGCCCAAAATTTTGCAAGAGAATATCGGAAAATATTTTCGGTTTGCCAAAATTCTGTGGTTTAATATGCTTTGTCTGGCCAAAACCAAGGAGTAATCATGAGCACTGTCATATCTGAACTGTTTGATGAAAGCGGTATGAGTGTCCAGGCATTTGCCGATAAAGCAGGATTGAAATACGGAACCGCCTACGATATTGCAAAGGGTGTTTCTAAAGTTGAAAACATTGGCGCAGGTGCATTTGTGAGAATTGCACGTGTGTTTGGAAAGACGGCAGATGAATTATTAAGCGATATTCCACCTGAATGCTTACATGAAAACCTCTCTTCCGATGAACAAGAATTATTGGACGCCTATCGCGGAACGACAGATTTCGGTCGCCATATGATCATGAAGACCGCCATGATGTTCCTTGAAGAGGTTCCTAGGTCAGAAGACAGTGGAGAATGGCATGATGTCCATGATGACGATGTGTCGAATGAAGACATAACTGCTGCGCTTCGTGAAATCAACGAGAGTATAGAAGACTAGCATGTCCGACATGAAGGACAAAGTCGTATCAGGCGTCGTAAGCTACATCGTCAGCATCGTGCTCGGCGTCGTTTCCGCCGCGCTGATGGCCGTCATCGGCTTCGTCGCCGGCGATTTCGTTGCCGCGTGGACTCAGTACCCCTACCCCCTCGGCTTGTGGACGGCCGCAGTGTTCTCCGCTTCGTTCGCGATCGGGTGGGCGTTGCGGACGTTGAAGTACAAATGGTCAGACGACGCTGCAAAAACCGCTGCTCGCATCGAGATGGAGAAAGCCGAGCATGCCGAGAAGATGCGCCGCGACCGCGATGAGTACGAGAAGAGGAAAGCGCGAGAAGCAGCCGAGCGAAAAGCAGCCGAACAAGCAGATTTGAAGAAAAAGAAGATGGTCGACGACTTTAAAAAGGCTGATCCGTTCGCCAAGAAGCATATAGAGGACATATATCGCAACGGGTCGAAGTTTATGACAGAAAGTAACTTCAGATACTCGGATATGTATGAGTGGGCAGACTACGAGTCGAGATACTACGATGCGCATGGGAATATGATTTACGAAGTGAGCCTTTTCGATGAGACAAGAAAAATGCTCGACGATCATCCCGAATTACTTAAATAAGATTCGCCCCCGCGCAGCGGCAAACTGTCCACGGGGGCTATACAGCACGAATCGGAAGGAAACGTCTGCGAGGTGATTCTAACATGAAGGTCACGGGCTCGACCATCCAGCAGCTAGACAAGCTGCGCGCCGACGGCTCGCCGAAGCCCAAGTCCGAGTGCAGGGACTGGCGCATCTGGGCGACAACCGAGATCGGGCGCAAGTCCCAGCGGTTCCACGGCACGTACTCGCAGGCGCAGGAGCGCCAGAGGGCCTTCGTGTCCGAGCTTGAGGGGTTCGTGCCCAACTCCGACACGTTCGGGGCTTACGCGGACTCCTGGCGGCTCTGGCGCGCCGAGTCTGGCATGTTCTCCCCCAACACGGTCGCGAGCGAGGCCACGTTCGTCCGCCTGCTGAACCGCACGGAGCTGTCGGGCATGAGGATGGACGAGATCACGCCGCAGAATTGCCGCGACGCGCTGCTGTGGCTCAAGCAGAACCCAGTCAAGGGCAGCGAGTACAGGCAGACGACCGTTGCGAAGCTGCACCAGGTGCTCGGCGCGGTTCTCGGGCAGGCCGTGGATGACGGCAAGCTCGCGCGCAACCCCATGGACTCCGTGAGGAGGCCGAAGCTGCGGGCCGTCGAGCGCGAGGCGCTGTCACCCGACGAGATGCAGCTTTTCCTCAACCGCGTCGACGAACTACCCGTGGACGGCAAGACGACAGCCCTGTACCTGATGGCGTGCCTCGGCCTCAGATGCGGCGAGGCGTGCGCCATGAGGGACGATCAGTTCGGACAGTTCGCTGAAGTGGACTCGACCGTGCGGATGGCGGACGGAACGGTCGGCCCGCCGAAGAGCGACGCGGGCAGGCGCAGGCTCCCAGTCCCTCCCAGGCTCGCGGAGAGGGTCGCGCTGTGGCGCGGCGTGAAGTCGGCGCTCGGCTACGACTCGGAGTACCTGTGCTGCAACAGCTGGGGCAGGCTACTAACCGTGAAATCGCTTGAGGGATGGTGGGTAGGCCACAGGGACGCGCTCGGGTGCCCTGGCATGACGTTACATCAGCTGCGCCACTCCAACCTGTCGATGATGGCGCGGCACATGTCGGTGTTCGACTTGCAGAGGTACGCGGGATGGTCGTCCATCGCGCCCGCGAGGATATACGTCCACGAGGACGCCGATTCGGTAGCCCGCGCGGTCGAGATGGCGTGGGCGTAGTGGTGCGTTTCTGGTGCGTTCGATTGAAAGACAGAGTTACGCTTTGTTGGACGAAATGGGAATTGTCCTGCGATTATGAATTTCCAGTGTTGGATATGGTGGGAAATAGTTTCACCAGGTGGGACAGTGGCGCGCTAATATGCTAGAAAATCTGGCTTTCCGTTTTCCCAGTTCAGACGCTCGCCGAATGCCTCCTGGTGCGTTTTCGGTGCGTTCGATTGTCAATGACCATATGATTGTACCGTAGAAACGAGAAAAGCGCCCCGCAGCCGAAGCCACGGGGCGTCAGGTCAGCCGCCCAGAGTAGGCGACGTGCCGATTGTCTCACATCATGATCGTCGCGCTGTAAACGGGCGGTGACACGCTACTTGTCGCGCACCTGCAGCTCGACGGTGAACGGCCAGTACGGGTTGTGCTGCTGCGCGTGCGCCTCGGGCTTCGAGTTGCCCAGGTACAGCGCGGCCACGAGAAGCGCGGTTATCAGCACGCCCAGCGCAATCGTGGCCGCCACGAGAGGGTCGCGCATCATGCGATTGTCACGCCGTCAACGACGCCGTTCCACTCGCCCTTGCGGTGCGACTTGACCTCGTGGCCGTCAGCCTGGACGAGCAGTATCTTCGAGCCGTCGCCCGCGCATCCGTTGTCGAGGTCGTGGATGTCGTACTTGTCCACCCATTCGAGCCATTCTGGGAAGCTGTCCTCCGTCATGACGCGGAGCTTGCAGTTGGCGGAGATGTAGTACATCTCGCGTCCTAACTCGCCAGCCCACGTATCGTTGGAGCCGCCAGTGTCGTGGGTGCCAACCATCTCGTCGAGCCATTCCTCGCCGTCAGGGTCGGTTGACGCGCGGTAGTGGACGCCTTCGGGCTGCGGCTGCGGCTCAGGCTCGTCTCCATCGGGTGGCGGCGTGAGAACCCAGTCCCATCCGTCCTCGTAGATGTACGCTCCGCAGATGGACACCTCGTTGCCCGTCTGGTCGCCAGGTTGCCCGCCAGAGATGTTGCCGTGCTCGTCAATGTGAGCGCCGCCGAACTTCCCAGGCTCGACGCACGCCTCGACATGGTTGCCCACGTTCAGGATGATGTCGCACGGCTCCAAGTCCCAAACGTTGCCGTCGAACGGCTGGGCCGTCCACCCTGCCCTCGTGAAGTGGTCGAGGATGGTGCCAGTGTAGCGCGTGCCGCTCCTAGGTAGGTCGTATCCTGCGTCGTAGCCGCACTGGTACATCAGGCCAGAGCAGTCGAAATCGGGATGGCCGAATCGGTCGTTCGTCTGCGAGTACCCGTGCGAGTCGTCCAGGCAGTAGTTTATTAGCGCCTGGAGAAACAAATCTTTGCGTCCCATGCTATCCCTCGCTTTCCTCTGGAACTTCCGGCAAGCCAGTCACGATGCTCGTCAAGATGGACAGGATGCCGGCGAGCAGCGACGCGCTGCACACGAACGCCCAGTCCACGTCCGACATGACCGCGCTCGCTCCGATGGTGGCGATTGCCGCCTGCGCGATGGTGCGCACCGCGCGGATCAGCGCGGCCTTCGCCCACAGCTTGAAGTTGTCCTTGTTCATGCCTACCTCCTAGAGCCTCGCCATGTTCTGGTTCGCTATGTGGTTGCAGTTGCTCTTCGCGTTGCGTATGCTTGTAAGCGCCTTCTCCACGTTGCCGTTGAGCTTGTCGCCATGAGCCGCCTCAAGAAGCACCTCCGTGCCGTTCGCCGTCGCGAATAGCAGGTCGTACATGTTCGCGTCGCGTTCCTCGCGTTTCTTGTCGCGTTCCTCGCGCTTCGCCCTGTATTCCTCGTTGCGCTTGTTGAAGCGGGCGAACATGCCGGCGATTATCGCCACGCCGATGCCCTCGATTGCGCCGATAATGGCCACCACGATGGTCGCGTCCACCATTTACTCCGTTCTATTCGCGTGTTTTGCTAGTTGGAAATCCCAGGCGTTCTTATTGCGTCTGGGCAGTAAAAGCGTCTGGGATTTCTCCCGGACAGAACTCCTAGAGAAGGGAATGGATCATGTTGTTCGAGCAAGCCGTTTACGAGTACGTCGAGGACAAGCAGAACGGGCGCAAGGCCGTCAGGCCGAACACCATGGAGGGCTACATGTCCGCGATCAAGTGCCACCTGATGCCGAAGTGGGCGGGACGCGAGATGGAGTCCATCACCTCCGACGAGCTGCAGGAGTGGGTGGACGCCTTCGAGAAGCCCGGAGCAGCCCGCAAGGCGTTCGGCACGTTCCGCCAGATTCACCGCTGGCACCTGCGCAAGCACCGCGTGCGCATCTACGACGAGACGCAATCCGTCGAGCTTCCCACCGCTCCCAGGAAGGCACCGCGCGCCCTCACGGCCAAGCAGGCCAAAGAGGCCATACGCGACATGCGCGGCCAGGACTTCGAGCCGTGCGCCCTCGTTCAGCTCTCGTGCGGCCTGCGCCCGTGCGAGGCCATCGCGCTCACATGGGCCGACGTGAACCTGTCGACGGGCGAGGTGTCTGTCACGAAAGGGCTCCACGAAGCGTTCGGCCAGGTGTACGAGTCGCCCACGAAGACCGAGAAGTCCACGCGCACGGTGGTGCTCCCCCGCTACGCCGTCGAGCGCCTGCGGGAGTGTAGGCGGCTGTCAGGCGCGAAACGCTCCGACAGGCTGTGCCAGTCCACACCGAGCCAATACAGGCGGCACGTGCGCTCCTGGTTCGCCAGGAGGGGCGTAAGGATGTGCGCGCAGCACCTGCGGCACACCTTCGGCACGCTGTCCCTGCAAGCGGGCACGCCTATAGAGACGGTTGCGCTCATGCTCGGGCATACTGGCATTTCGACCGCATACGAGCATTACCTTGTGAGCAATGCCGCGCTGATGCGTGACGCGCAGAAATCGCTCGGAAGGTTGTTGTTGGATGCCGCATAGTAATCGGTATCTCAATTCTTCACGAAGATAGACGTTTCATCCACAGCCGCTTGCAGTACGACGTTCAAGTACCTCGGGATAAGTTTCACCATTCCGGCTGATTCTTATGCGGCGGTTCATGGCATGATTAATTATTCGACTGTCCCAGCAGAAGAAACAGCGTTGGCAATATCTAGCGGTACTTGGGCACCGTATATCAGTGTTGCAAGGAACGAAGGCTCGCGCGCGACTATTGCTGGCTACTTCCCCGCGCAAACGACTTTGTATCTTTGGGGTAGATGCTCTGGTAACGGAAACAACACAGTGGCAATACGCGGATGGCACAGGCCAGCATCGTAATGCGGTAATCGGTATCTCGCTTCAAGATGGCTGATTCTCCGTATACGCCTGAAACCGTCACGTTCGGGCAATCGGGCAGCGTGGTATCACTTGCGTGGACGCAGAACGGAACCGAGAAGTATATAAACATATTCGATGACAGGATAACCGTCTACAAGAACGGGTCAGCCTTGTTCACGCTCAGGCCGTAATCACTGCAATTCGTAGTACCACACCAAATCGACGGTTCCCTGAATCTTGACGCGCATTCCCTTCTTGACAAACATGGCGTGCCGTCCTGACGTGCCGTTGCCGTGGAATATCGCACGGCTTGACGCGTTGCTGCCCATGATGAGAGCTGCGCCTGTTTTCGTGCTGGTGTTGGCAACTTCAACGAAGCCGTCAGCAGGAACGGTGAATTCGGAATCCGTGTAGCCGCTTATGTCCGTGTACCAGCTGAGAGCGTTTTTAGATACCGATTCCCGGAGCGCCACCAGGCCAGCAGAATTCACCATGCGCCATGCGCTGCCGTCGTACACGAACGGAACCGTCTCGCCAGCGACCCACGACAGATTAGCCGCCGTGGTGGAGTTGTTGTTGTAGATGGGCTTCGCACCCGTGCTGTTCACGTTGAGCGTCGCCGATGCGGCGCTGTTCGCGTTGGCGAAGCGGACGTACACGGTCGCGCCAGTGGTGAGCACGAAGCCAGGATAGTCGGCCACCTTCGCGGCAGTGGCGGCAGCAGTGGACGAGGTGGCGTAACACCCTCGTGCGGCTACTTGATGCTGCAGGTTCTCGATGGTCGGGATTGCGCGGTACGGAGTGCCGGGCGTGATGCCGTCAAACTCGATGTACCACAGCGCGATCTCCACGAGCACGTCGCCGCCGTCGATGCTGCCGGTGACGAGCGTCGGCGCGCTCGGAGTGCCAGCGACAGCCGTGCCATCCACTGCTGCCGAGTAGATGCTCTGGATGTTGCCGTCGCCGAGCGAGTACCTGGCTATGATGGCGGTGATGCGCTTGTAGCCCGGAGAGCCGCTTGTGATGGTGATTTGCTCAGCAGTCTCCACGCGGACGTGATGGCCTTGGAACATGAACGAGCCAGTCCCAAGCTCGACCGTGTTCGCATCGAGCAGCGTGCAGGACAGCTGGTCGCCGTCTTCGAGAACAACGTCTTCGCTGACGAGCAACCCACGGAACATCGCGGCCTTGTCGGCTCCGCTGATGTGGTTTGTGCCAGCCTTGCCAGTCACGAACTCCATTATTCATCGCCTCCGTCGCTCGGGTCGGGGTGCGTGCGCTTGTACTCCTCGAACTCCTCGTTCAGCTCGTCGTACGCCTTGTGCCACGCGTTGCGGTCTTTCTTCATCGCCTCGTATGCGGCGGTCAGTTCCTCGACCTGCGCCTGCAGCTCGTCCACTTCCTCCTGCGTCGCGAGGTGGTACTCGCCGTCCTTCTCGAACGCGACATACGCGGCCTCGCACGCGTCCACCAGCTGCGAGTAGACGGCGCAGTGCTCGGTGCACACCATGATCTCGCGCGTGACGCCGTTGTTGTCGATGCGAGTGCGAACCGCGTAGTCGTCCGCCTTGTCGGTCTCGGGCTGCGCGTAGTCGTGCTTCGTGCAGACTTGCACGTCGCAGGCGTACTCGCTGAAGCCGTCTGTCTTGGCCATTCCTGGCTCCTTTCTACAGCTGCCCGCCTGCCTCGCAGGCGACTGATAGCTCGCCGTTCTCGATCTGTATTACCTTCTTCGTGACGAGCGCGGTCACGCTCGCGTTTATCCTCTGGTCGTATGCCGCCACCATGTCGCAGATGTCGGCCTCGAAGCCGTCCTCCAAAAGCACCTCGACGGTGCCCTGGCCCTGGCATTCGCGCAGGCGCTCCTCGGCACCCTCGATGAGGTCGGAGCTTTCCGCAGAGGGGTTGTCGTACACCAGGACGCGCTCCCGCAGTCCCGTGATGGTCTGCGTGCCGGATATGTTTCCGTATACGTCTGCGTACCTGTGGACGACCTCGCGGTCGCGAAGCTCGCCCTGCCCCAGTGCTATCACGTGGTTGTAGGGCGTGAACTCCGCAGACATCTGCACGTCGGCCACCTCGCCGTCAGCGGCCTCGCCGAGCGTCAGCTGCGCGGAAGCTCCCACCAGCACCGAAACGGTGCCGCCCGTCCTCGAAACCGAGAACGTGGGCTTGAGGCTCGCGCTCGCGAGCATCTTGCACAGCCCGACGAAGCCGTCGCAGTAGCGCGGGAACTGGAAGCTGATGGACGTCCCCGTCGTGTCTCCCACGTCGAAGAGGCTGGACAGACCCAGGTGCGATATTAGGGCCGTGATGCACTGCTCGTCTGTTCCCGACAGCGTGAAGTAGTCGTTCCCAGCTGCGGGCTGCACGATCCTGTCGGCGAGGACGCCCTGCCAGGTGCGCCCCTCCCACTGCAGCACGTCCTGCGCGGTGTCGGAGACGCGGCGCTGAATCAGCCCGCCGTACTCCGTGCCGTCAACGAAGAACGCGCCGTCCTGGGAGAGCCGCACGTCCTCGGGCAGCTGCACCGAGAACGTGTTGTTGCCCTCGTCGTCCGTGTCTGTGCCGAACTCCATGTCCAGGTAGAAGTCGTGCTCGCCAGCTATTTCCTTATATTCGGCGTTAGTCCATACGGCCAGTTCGCCGAATATGCCTACCGCGCCCATGGTGGCTCCGTATCAAGCTCGCGCCACGTCACGTCGAACGCGAACGCGCCAGACCACTCGACCGTGGACACGCCGTGCGGCAACGGCTGGAAGGCGTAGCTGCCGCCTCCGAGTCCGCCGTCCCTCTCGGCGTAGGAGAACACGCTCTCGCGGTTGCCCTGGTTGTCGATTCTCTCGACCGTGGGGCGCGAGCCTAGCGCGTCGATGACCACGGTGTAGCCGCTGTTCACCGACACGTCCACCTCGTAGCGGTTGCCGCCTATCACCACATAGGGATTGGTGCACGGCCCGTAGAACGTGATGGAGCACGGAGCGCCCTGCGGCGAGTCAACGTCGAGAGTGCCCGACCCGACCGCGAAGGACAGGTCGTGCGGGTAGTCGTACGGGTGGTCGATGCCGCCGGCGTCCAAGCCCGTGACGAAGTGCCGGCTCTTCTCGCGCCACCAGCACGGGTCGACAAGCGCCAGCGTCAGCTTGAGGCGCACTGCCTCGTAATAAGCCTCGGATAGCTCGCTCGCGACGATGAAGCACCTCATGTTCCACTCGCCGTCAACCGTGAGCGTGCCTGGCGTCTTCGCCGAATTGTCGGCGTCTGCTGCCCTGCGGAGGTCGTCTGCGGCCTGGTCGTAAGCCATGACCTCGACCTTGACCTCGCGCACACCCAGAGAAAGGCCACGGACGGCCTTGTTGGTGATTGCCCTGTTCCAATTACGCGAGCGCAGGCCGCTGCCTGCGCCGACGTACGAAAGCGGGCCATCAAGCGAGATGGCGTCGCCGCCCTGCCCCGGGTGGTAGTAGATCCTAGGCATAAGCGGCCACCTTCCTGTTAATCCTGCGCAGCTCGCGAGGAGTCGATGTCGGTGCGGATGTCTCGATGATTGGCGCTAGGTTGTCTTCAAGCCAGGCAATGAGGTCGGCGGTGTTGACGTGCTGCGTCAGGTTCTCCGAGAACGAGTCCATCAAGCCGCCAGACTGCGGCAGGATTGCCTCTGCGCCAGCCTCGCCAGCTCCGATTAACGTCGCTCCGTCGACGAAGCCGCCTAGCTTGTACCAGTCGACATGAGGGAACGGCACCGAAATGCCCGCGATGTTCTGCCATGTGAACGAGACATGAGGCTGAGGGAAACTGACGTTGCCGATCGCGCTCTTGATCCTGTCTCCAAGTCCGTGCCATGGAGGAACCGAGTTGCTTGCCGAACTTGCTGAGCTCGATGATATGCCGTTGAGGCTGCTCGATGCGTTCCTCCGCGCCTCTTCCATGTTTGCGCCGATCTTGCCAGGGACGCTGTTGAATGCGTTCCCGGTTGACGTTGAAGACGAGTTCGCCTTGCTGACGACGGAGTTCAGCGCGGTTGACGCGTTGTTCTTAGCCGTTGTGAACAATGTGTTGAGCTTCGAAGGCAGCGGGTTGAACGCGTTTCCGGAGTTCGTGGCCGTCGATTTTGCCTTCGCCTCCGTCGCGTTGAGGTTAGTCGTGGCTCCTGCACGCGCCGAGCTGAACTTGTTCGTGACGTCTCCCGGCACTGGAGAGAAGGCGCTCATGATTCCCTTCGCGCTCTTCTCGCCGAAGTCCATCATGTTGTTGAACGCCTTTCCGACGTTCTCGCCCATCGAGCCGCCCATCTTGGAGATGTTCGCTAGCCCGTTCACGACGTTTGGCGACATGTTCGCCAAGTCCTTCTCGGACTTGCCGAGCGAAGCCAGCAGGTTGGCGAACTTCGTCGAGTTCGACCCTGCGTCCTTGAGGACGTTCTTTAACTTGATGTTCGAGTCGATGTAGCTCACGAGGCTCGTGTCCGCCGCAGTTGCCTTGCCCTGCGCTTCTTCGAGCTTCTGGTTGTTCTCATCGATGCCCTGCGTGAGACCGATGACCTTCGCCCTGGCGTTGCTGACGTTCTCTTCGAGCTTGCCCATGTACTCGGTCTGGCTCGCGAGTGCGGGATTATTGCGGGCAGCGTCGAGCTGCTGCTCGGCAAGCGTGAGCTCGTCTGTGGCGGTTGCCAGCTCCTGCTGCTTCTTGATGGTGTCGGCGATGATGTCGGAAACCTGCTGCTGGTACGCTTGGGCATATGCGTTGTCGAGCCATGCCTGGGCGTTATTCTTGATGTCCTCCGTAGACTTGGACAGCTCACCTCTGGCGGCGTTGGTGATTTCCACCGAGTCGCCAGTGATGCGGTTGTAGCCTTCTACGGCCTGCTTCAGCTTCTCCTGCTCGACGGCTGTCAGCTCGTCCTGGCCAGCAAGCTCCTCGATGGTCTGGACGTAGATGTCGAGTTCCTTGCCAGTCGCCCCGATGGCTGCTGTCTGGCGCTCCCATCCGAGTTCCATGAGGTCGAATTCGCCGAACAGCGCGTTCAGGCCAGACGCGACCGTGTCAAGCACGTTCAACGCGCCCATGAATGCGCCGCTGATGATTCCGCCAAGTAATTCGAACGCCGGAGCGCCCACGGTCATGACGTTGCCGAACAGCTCGACAAGATGCGCTGCCGTTGTTCCAACAGCCTTCGCGATGTTATCGAACACCTTGCCGAACGGCTGCAGCGTCGCCATGAAGCCCGACATGTTTGCCATGAAGCCCGAGAAGTCGAATGACGACTTGAAGCTCTCGATCATCGTTATGACGGGCTTAGCGAAGTCCTTGAACGATGCCGAGAAGGCATTGATGGCTCCAGATATGTTCGTCTGGCCCACCGCGTCGATGATGCTCGCGACGGCCTTGTTTATGCGGTTCTGGACGTTCGTCAGCGCCGTGCCTATGCCGCCTGTTGCGGTTCTGGCCTGCTCCTCGAACGACGCGAGCCCCTCGCCTCCGTCTTTGTTCAGGCGCACTATGGCGTCCATGAACTCGTCCATGGAAACCTCGCCGCTGCGAAGACCCTCGCCGAGTTCGTCTGTGGTCTTCCCCATTGCCTTGGCGATTTGGTTCAGCTGGGCTGGCATGGCTTGCTGGATGCTGCGCCATTCCATCATGTCCATCTTGCCCTTGGAGTACGACTGGGCAAGCTGCTCGACAGCTGCGGACTGTAGCTCAGAGGACGCGCCGCCAGCCAGAATGGCGTTGTTGAGGGCCAGGAAATAGTCGGTTGACTTGTCGATGTCGCCGTTTTTCGCGGTGAAACGCTCGACGCCCAGGACGGCGGTGTCCAAGGCCGTCGGCAAACCGTCAATGCCATCGGACAGTCGCTTGATAGACGCGCTCGCCGCTTCTCCCGCGATGCCCATGTTCTCCATGATGCGCGGGAAGTTGTTCATGGTGTCAACGCGCGAGATTGCCGCGTCCAATGACGAGCTGACGGCTCCCATCGCCTTGGAGATCCCCTTGGAGATGAGGTCGCCCACGGCGTTCGCCTTCGTGAGGACGCCGCTAGACCATGACTTGTCGAACCTGGCGGAGACTGTCACGTAGGCGTTGCCGACGTTAGTGCTCGCCATTGGCGTCACCTCCGTAATACCATTTCTCGAATTCTGATATCGGTATCGGCTCGGAGCCGATTCGCTTTGCGCCCGCGTCCTTCTCGACGCCTGGGCGAGGTATCGGCTTCGGCTTCTTCGGCCACTTGCTCTTCTTCTTCTGGCTTCTGCAGACGGCGATCCAGTTGGCCGCCGCAAGCTCGTCGGCTATTAGGGCAAGCAGCATCTGGTCGCGCGTCCACGTGGCGTCGTCGCCGCGTGAGCGCGCTAGGGCGGAGTCTGGCGGGATGTACTCGACGAACGCCAGCAGCGCCGACCAGGGCATCGCCTGGCCGACATCTGCCAACGTCCACCGCGTATTGGTCATGAGGTCGTAGTTCAGCGCCTTGCCGTGCTCTTCTATAACTTCGGCAAGGCTCGCTATTCCCCCGTATCAGCCGAGCCTTCTGCGTCGTTGGCGTCGTTCCACGCCTCCATGAGCACTTCGAAATCGGCCATGGAAAGCGTCTCGAACGCCTCCTTGCCGATGTACTTCTCGAAGTAGCCCAAGAAGAACTCCGTGTACGCGCCGTCGCGCTCCTTGGCGGGCATCCGCCTGATCCGCAGCATTTCCCTGGCGTCGGGCATGGTCATGTAATCCGCCAGCGGGATTTGGTGCTTCTTCCCGCCCACTTCGGCGGTCAGGCACTTGACGGCCCCGCCGAGTTTCACGTATTTGCCCATGTTACACCCCCGGCACTCCGGAGCTGCTGGGGGTCGTATCCTCGACCTTGATGTAGATGCACTCGCCGTCAGCGTCGGCGTTGCAGCTGAGCTTGCAGCCCCAGGAAATAGGCTCGTTCGCCACGAAGGTCAAATCGCCCTCGGGAACGGGCTGCGCGTTCGGGGCGATGACGCGGATTCGCGTGTCGCCATCCTTCATGTTCAGGACGAACACGCCAGCAGGGGCGAGGTGCGCGCCGAGCGAGACCGTGATGAGGTCGCCGCTCTGGGACACGTGGTCGCTGCCAAAGATGGCGCACAGCTCCTCGTATCCTGTCTGGATGAACGTGAAGGTGATTTCGCCCGTGAACTCGTCCAGCAGCGTGCGGACGGTGGTGCGCGACCAGTCCTTGATGTCGTTGGTCGTGTAGTCCTGCGTCAGCGTCGCGCCGTCCTCGGACACGTAACCAGCCGAGGTATACGAGCCGCTGAGAGCGGTGGACGCATCGGTCGGCAGGGCCGTGCCGAGCGGAGCGCGGTTCACAGCGCCCGTGGTGGACGGCTGATAAGGTGCGCCGACCAGCACTTTCTTTGCGTCAATAGCCATGAATGGCCTCCTATTCGTAATAGATGTTGCAGTTGGTCTCGAATTCGAGCTGCCAGATGAACTTGCCGTTCTCGTCCCTTCCGAGGGACATGAGCGACGGCTTGCCTACGCCGTTTATCCGCTCGTCTGCGTTCAGCAGCGTCGGCAACGAGCGCGCGAGGGCGACGCACGCCTCCTCCGCGTCCGGCTCTGAATCAGCCCACACCTGGAGCGCGAACGCTGGCGAGTCATGCGGGTAGTCAACCTCGCCGCCGACGCGCTGGATGACGCCGAAGTCGTCCTTCGGCTCGGCTGGCGGGTATGTGCCGACGTGCACGCCAAGAAGCGTTTCCGCCCACGAGCGCACAGCGGCAAGCGACGACCAGTACATGGCATCGCCTCCTGTTCGGTTGTCCTATGTGGTTACTTGACCGAGCGCATGGCCTTGGAGAGCGTGTTCTTGCGCGCGTTCTCCCATTTCGCGTATCGGCTTGCCGTGAACACGACGGAGTGCGCCGAGCCGTAGCCCGTCCGGGCTGGTTTCCTGCCGTACCCGTATGCCCCGTACATGTTCGCAGCGCGCGACCTGATTGCCTCGGCCTTTGAATCGACGAGCGCGAGGACGCCTGGGCCGTTGAGTATCTTCGTCTTGGAGCCAGGCACTGGCCTGTATTCGACGCTACCCATCGACGGCCTCCACTTCCACTGGCATGTCCCAGTCGTTCGGCGTGTTCCCGTCCATGTACGGCTCAGGCTCGCCGATGACGTTGTACGTGCCCGCCCAGCGCCCGGTCAGGGTCACCTTCGCGCCGCGCAGGTCCGATGTCCAAGTCTTTGGGAAATGCAGCGTCAGCGCGACTCTCACGCCCTCAGGGCGCGTCGCGTCAAGCTCCTCGCACTTGCCAGGGACGATGAGGACGTTTGACACGTCTTGGGCTTTCTCCCAGCCTTTCGTGGCGTTGCCGAACGAGTCGCGTTCACCGCGCTTCAGTAGTGACACGCTGACGGTATCGCCCTTAATCCTGCCCATCTTCGTCCTCCAAGCGCCCGTACGACGGCCTCGCGAAGCCGATGGATCCAAGGCCGATGCCAAGGCTCCTCTTCTCTGACTTCGTGATGTAGAGGTCGCCGCCAGGATTGCTATACGTACCTGACCATGTGTAAGGGCCAGCCGTCTCGCTCGCCTGCTTGATGCCGATGAGGTCGGCGTCGTATGCGGCAAGGACGCGCTCAACCATGGCGCAGCACACGTCCTTCGCGATGTTGGCGTCGGGCGTCTTGCTACCGCATGCCACGTCGATGATGCGCGACGCGCGGTCGATGAGCGCGGCGGCGGCTGTCTGGTCGTTGACCTCGCAAATGAGGTCGCTGACTTGCGCATACGCCATGGTAAGCCTCCTATTTCTTGGCCGCGCGCTTGCGCGTCGGCAGTTTTCTGACGAAGCCCCTTTCAACGAGGCCGTTGATCCGCGCGGCAGTTCCCTCGAAGGTGTCGCCTACGCGGTACGTGTTATCAGGAGTAGCCCTGTCGCCTTTCTCAAGGTCGAAGAACTCCCTGATTACCTCGGCTTTCATGGTTATGCACCCGGCGTGCCGGACGAGCTGGCCGCGCCGACGTAGAACACCAAGTCGGGAGCGACGGCCTTGGTGCCGTAGCTGTAGAAGATGCCGAACGCGAGGGCGTTGGACAGCTCGATCTTGGTGGCGGGCAGGATGCTCGGCAGCACGGGCTGGGCGATTGCGCCCTCGGCCATGACGATGGCGTCGATGCCGGACGGCATGTAGATGGAGCTGAAGACCTTGACGCCGTGGAACATGCCGAACGCCTCGCCGTTCGCTCCGCCGTCCTGCACCTTGTCGAAGTAGGTGCGCAGCTGGCCGTACAGCGCGGGCGTGAGGACAAGGGCGATCATGTCGCGCTCGACGCCATCGACGAAGCTGTTCTGTACGGTCTCGACGAGCTGGATTAGCTCTTCGGCCTTGGCCTCGATGGTGGCGGCGGTCAGCGTGTGGGCGGTGCCTTCGGACACGGCCTGGGCGAAGAACGCCTTCTCCAAGTCGCGGGCCATGGTCTTCTCGTTGCTCGCGGCCTTGCGGGCAACCAGGTCGGCCACGCCGTACAGCGTGACGTCCTTCTGCTCGACCTCGTTGACAATCTCCTTGTCAACGTTGACGTTGATAGTGACGGGACGGGCGACGACCTTGTCGGCGGCGTGGTTGCCGCGAGCGGTGCCGTACGTCTTGGAGGCCGTGTTGGTGAAACGCTTGGCCTCATAGGAGCCTGCGCCCGGAGTGCCGGACAGCTCGGTGTTCTTCAGCTGGGAGCTGATGAGGTTCTTCTGGATGTTCGCGATAACTGCGCCGTACTGTTCGGCGAGTTTGTCCTGGCTCGAATTTTCGAGGAGGATTGCGAGGGAGTCGGTGCGTGCCATTTGTCACTCTCCTAAATAATTGAAGGTATCTCTGTCTTCTGAGGCGCTGGGACGTTCGGCTCCCCTCCGTCGTGCACTTCGCCGTACTTCGGAGCGTTCGCGGCCTGCGCGACGAGAAACTTCGCGTTCTCCTCGACATCGCCCGCCATCCGCGCGAGCAGCGAGGCGTCCACCTTGTGCTCCGCTGCGGCCTTGGCGATTGCGTCCGCCCTCTCCTTGTCGGCTTTGAACTGCTCGACTTCGGCTCTGAGCCTGTCCCTTTCCTCTACCGCCTTCTGCAGCTCGCTCTTACCAGCCTCTGCGGCCTCGTCGTATGCCTTGGCCTTGGCTTGCAGCTCGTCGTAGTCGGCGTACTTCTGGCGCTCCCTCTTCAAGCGGTCGCCGATAATGGCGTCCATTTCCGCTTGCGTGAAGGTGCGCACCGCAGGCGCGCCCTGCGTGGCGTTCTCTTCCACCTGGATGGTGTCTTCGGGCATCTTTGGCCCCCTTCCCCGCCTTTGGCGGTCGTCATTCCGTGGTCAGCCACCACGTGGGCATGAAAAAAGCGCCCGCAGGCGCTTGGTTCATCATTCGTTAAACGGGCGTTTTTCGTGCTTACAGCAGGCTCTCGATTAGCTCGCAGACGCGCTCTGCCGAGTGTCCGTCGCACATGTCGGCAGCAATCTCAACGTGACGGCGCTCGACTTCCCCCATGCCGTTCTCGGCTGCTTCTCTGAGCATCGCCATCAGCTCGGCCTCGTGACCCTCCGCCGCGATGGTGCGCGAGCCGTAATCGTCAGGGAAGTCCAAGTCCATGCCACGGGTTGACAGGTACTCGTCCATGTCGTCTATGGCCAACACGCTCGGCTTGCCTAGCAGGTAGCCGTCCTGCATGATGCTGCTGTAGTCGGTCACAACCACATCGCAGTCGATGAGGTACGGCACGCTCGCCTCTGATGGCGGCACCTCCACGATGCGGTCTACGTCCTGCGTGACTATAGGCTCTGGCTGGAAGTAATGCCGCTTCACGACGATTATCTCGTCGCCTTCGAGCATCGCGTCCATCTTCGCCCAGTCGATGCGCGGGACGTGTCCACCGTCCGCCTCGCCCCTGTAAGTTGGGACGAACAGGTAGGCGCGCCTGTAGCGCGCCAGGAACGTCTCGCCGTCGCCCTTCTTCGCGCCGAAGTATTGATCGGTGCGCGGGAAACCCGTCGCGTGCACCTTCTCGGTCGATATGCCGAACTGCCCTGCGATGATGTCCACGAGGTGCGTGGACGCGCTGATAGTCGCGTCTATCTGCTTGAACGCCTCGGTGTCTATGCCTTTCCGCGGCTCGTTCAGCGCGTACTTCTTTCCGATGATGCCGTGGTGTATGACGATGCTCTTGCAGTCGCCCTTGTCTGGCATGTATCGCGGCAGCGTGTCGCACACTACAGCCGCGTAGCCTTGGCGCGCGGCCTCCGACATGCACGCCGAGCCTTGCCTGAACTCCTTCGGTAACTTGCAAGCGCCCCATACAGCGCGCAGGTTCTCGGCGCGTTCCAACTTGTGATCTGACGTGAAGAGTATCGGCCTTCCCGTGTATGCGGCTGTTTCGTGCAATTCCATCGCCTCGTCCCATGACATCTCGAAGTAAAGCCTCGCCTCCGGGTTCTTCTGCCATCTGTCGCGCCTGACGCCCGCGTAATGCACGATGCGTGGGTTGTCCACGCGGGCGTTGAACCCCATCGCGCAGTACTCGGAAGGCAGCTCCAATATGCGCCCGTTGCAAAACTGGTTCATCGCGTCCTGCTCCGGGTACGTGAACCTCCTGGCGTTCAGCGCGGAAATAACCTCGTCGGCCTTTCCATCGCGCAGCTCCTTCAGGTTGAACAGCACAACGCCGAAGTTGACGTACTGCTTCCCGGGCTTGCTCTTAGCCCGTTCGGTGACGCCGGCGAAGTACTTGCCGTCCAAATCAACGTCCCAGATGCCCGAAGCGTCGCGGACGCAGAAGGCGTCGCAGTCCATCGAAAGCACCACGTCAACGCCTTCGAGCACATGGCATAGGGCGGCGCGCATGAGCACCATCCACGTCCAGCTGGTCATGGCGTTCGGCCCGTCTCTGAAGAAGTACGTCTGTCCGCTCACGTCGTGACATTCGATGATGTCAGGCAACGGTCGCGGGAACTCCACGTCCTCGATGAGGAAGTGAACCTTGTCAACGTCGCTGTTTGCGACAAGTGACTTCGCAGCCGCCTCCATGTCACTGTAGAGGTTGCGCGTCGCGCAGAAGACGGCGTGCTTCATCAGGTGCTCCCTCGTTGTTTTCTACGCGTGTTTTTGCTATAATTAGGCAGGCGCCACCGGCATCACCCTAAGGTGAAGCGGGGGCGCTTATCTTATGAACCGATACTCTCCATCGTGGTCGATAATGTACACACGACCACGCGAAAACGTCTTGCTCTGGTTGACCCACTCTATGAGCTGCGCATCGCTCATGCTCTCGTTGCCCATGTTGTCGAACACGACATACTTCGCGTTTTTCTTCTTGCTCGTGTTCTTAAGGTATCCGTTTATCGTGTTGTAGCTCGATGCTTCTTTTGTTCTTTTCAGCTCGTATCCAGAACCGAAATCGGCATAACTTATCGTATTTCCTGTTTTCTTGCCTTTTACCACTTCGGGTATGTCGTCACGTACGAAATCGCATTTAATGCCGTACTCCCTGAGCTTTTTGGCTGTTTCGATTTCGTGAGGGTACTTTTCCTCTTTGTATCGTTTAAGTTCAGCGTTTGAGTACGTTATTTCTGGCAATTCTCCTGTGTAGAGCCAATGCCAGTCTCGTGTTTCTACTTCTTTCATGACGGCATTGCGCTCTTCGTCTGTCCATTTGTCAACGCCGTCGCCGTGATCGACTCCTACGGCATCTGCGCACTTGCACCAGCTTTCATACATGGCTTTCGGGTTGTACCCGTCGATTACCACGCGCGGATCACCGTCTTTGCCTTTTGCTCCCGGAACGATGATGCAATCGCAGTTCGTGTGGTACTTGTCGCCTGTCCTACGAGCTATCTCCGCGCTATTCTCGCTCTCATATACGAATCCGCGCGACGCGAGCATGAAGCAGAACGCGCAGGTCTCTAGGCCAGTAGGGACGCGGGCGTAAAACATCTTGTTCCCGATGCAGTTCTTGTACATGTTCTCGAACGCAGACCGCTTGACGAAATACCCAGTAACGTCAGTGACGTTTTCCTTGAACGCGTCAATATCGCCATTGTTCAGGAACTTGGCGAAATATCGCACCTTATCGTCTATCACCGAGTAATCCATGGTGTCGTACAGCTTCGATTCGGCCTTCACGCCAAGCGACTCGGCAATCTCATCGAAAAAGTCTGCGGAAAGCGTAGCAGCCGAATCGATGAAGTTCGGAAGCGCGGTTTTCATCATCTCGATCGTGATGCTTCTCGCAGACGCTGTGTCCCAGTTCGGATATAGGTCGAAATACGCGTCCATGGCTTTCTTTACGTACCTTGCCGCCATGTCGGCCTGTGCATTTACCTCGTTACGGTAAAGGTTGAGTTCTTGCTGCGTTATTCTCATCGCTCACCGTCCTCGGCTGGTTCTGGCTCAAGAACATACGGGCTGTAGCCCTGCGTGTCTGAGCCTGGATGCGCGCGATGGTCGGCTTGTCGAAGCCCTGCATCTCCCAGAACACGTCCGTGTTGGCGAATTCGGGCGTGACAGCCGCGATCTTCGTCGCCGCGTCAGCCGTGGCCGCGAGGCTCGGCATCGAGGGCGGAAGGAAGTGCGCCATGATGTCGCGGTCTTCGTCCTGCAGCTGCGAGAGCGACTTGTTCCGCTTCACAGCCAGGGCCATGAGCGCAACGTCACGCAGGTCGCTGCCGTTCAGATCGTTCATGTCCTCGGCCCTGCGGATTAGCGTCGCGTTGAAAGCCGCAACCGCGTCCGCGCTCGTCGGATTCGCGTCGTTCACGACGCCCGTGTCGGTCACGCTGAGGCTCGTAGCTGCTGCGAACTGCGTGGACAGCATGCGCAGCATGTCCACGTGCGGCTGCAGCGTGCCCTGTGCCAGCTGGCCGTACGTCGGCTTCTCCCCGGTCTCAGGGTCTACCGTGCCGAGGAGGATGGAATCGCAGTACTTCAGAAACTTCTGGTCGATGAGCGCGTCGTACTGCGCGTCCGAGACGCCCATGAGGTACTTCTGCGGGCTTGTGCTGAACTCCAAGCCGACAGTCGCGAGCGTCATGGTGCGTATGTAACCCTGTGTCAGTGCGCGGACGGCTCGCGAAATTCGGGACGTGCCAAGCGGCTGCGAGTTGCTGGGCTGGTTGCGCATGACCGTGGCCATACAGCGTCCCAGGCCGTTCTCGGCCCTTTTGGCCGTCCACTGCGTGCCATCGGCTGGACGCGTTAAGACCCACGTCGCGTCCTCGGTGTAGAGGTTCACGACGGTCGGCCTGTACGACAGGTCGCCTGGGAACTTCTTCGAGTCGATGATGGCAACAGCAGCGTCTATACGCTGCAGTGCGCCGTTCCAGCGCGCCGCGCTCGTCTCGAACGTGTGCACGCGGATGGAGCATCCGATGAGGTCGTTCTTGGCGAGCGTGATGAGCACGCCGCCGTGCTTCAGTTCGTCGATTGCCGCCATCGTGTACTGCGCGACGAGCTTGTTGTCGCGAACGAGGTCGTCAAGCTCCGGCACGCTCTCTCCCGACGCACTGACGAAGCCGTCGAAACGCGAGCGATCTGCGAGCGCGGTAACGGCCTTCTCAGGCCAACAGCACGCCATTTCAAGTCCCATGAGGTCGGTCGGCAGCGCGATGCCAAGGTTGCACTCGCCAGCGGTTATCCGCTGGTCGTAGTAGCGGCCTTTGAGCGCGTTCGCGGAAAGGTGCGCCTCGTGGATTTCAACAAGTTCCGCCGCGATGGCCCGTTCCCTCGCGGGCAGTCCGTCAGCCGTGACGATGCCGTCGAATCCGTAAATCATCCGATTCTCATCTTTCTCTCAGGGTCTCGTTTTGAGTTGAGAACACCCCAAAGGGCGAGCGAACACGCCTCTATGGGTACGGGATTCTCGCCTCCGAATCCCCAACCGCCGCCCGTGCCTATCGGCCTACGGACGGATGTGACTGCGCTGTCGCGCAGGTCATTCTGTTCTTCGTACCAGCTCACGCGCTTCTCCGCCACCGCATCGACCATCGCCGTGCATGCGGACACGACCTGCGCCGCGCTGGGAGTGACGATGTAGCCAGCTGGCATCTTGCCAAGCTTCTCGACGAGGTTGCCAGCGCCAGCCTTGCCATCGACCACGAAGCAGCGGGCCGTCGATTTGCGCTCGGTTGCGAAGTCAGCGAGCCATCCCGTACCAACGGCCATGGTCATGCGCTCGACCACCTCGACGTGCACCTTGTCTCCGTCTTTAACCGCGACGGCAAGGACGGACTCGGCCCCGTCCGGGCTGAACTTGACGGCGAACGCCCTGTCCTTGCTGTCTGGCGAGCCGCTTACCGCCATAGCGTCCCATGCCTTCTCGTCTATGACCGTCCTGGCCTTGCCAGCGGTCGGCGACCACCATCCGAGCCGTTCGCGCGCGAAACCGTCGCGGCTCATCGTGTCGTGCTCGTTCTGCACGACGCGCTCGGACATGCGCCGTCCCATGGCGGGATTGCATGCGTACCAGAGGTCTACTGAGCCTACGTCCACCTGTTCGAGCGAATTGCCGACAGCGGCCCATTCGAGCCACCATATCGTGGTGTCGCCTTCGTGGGCGCGGTCGTGAAGCTCTCGGAACACGGTGCCGTGGCTGTCAGGCCCCGGAGTCGTGCCGATGTATATCATCTGCGGGTCTGCTTCGCCCTCGTCAATCTCGCCAGCTGCGGATGCCGTAGGAAGAACCGCGTCTTGCTGCGCCGCAGTGAGTTCCTGAGCCTCGTCAAGACAGATAATTCGATAGGTGCCACCTCGACCTCCGGCGTCGGTTCTCGTCTGGTACTCGACGCACGCGCCGTTCTTGAAGTAGATACCCTCGTAGCCGCCCGCTCTGTAGATGTAGTCAAGCTCTTCCTTGAAGTCGTCGTGCGCCTCGATGAAGTCGCACATCTCCTTGAACATCTTGCGGACCGTGCGCCCGTGATGGGCCGTGTACAGGACGCTCTTGCCCTCCACCGCAGCCATCCAGATGCAGTAGTCTCGCAGCGCGAAGCTCTTGCCGTTCTGCCTCGGCTTGTTTATGCCGATGGACATCGCGGCGAACGAGTCGTCGTCGTTCCTGGCGAAGAACAGCTCCATCTCGTACTTCTGCGAGTCGTAGTAGTTCCTGCCGTAAGCCTCGAACATCTCGACGGCTTCAGGGCCGCGAGTGTAGGCGTAAGTTCCGACGCGCTGGAAGGTCGGCTCCTGACCGCCTAGCCTACGCACCGCGCTTCGCCTTCGCCAGCGGCGACTCCTTCTTCGGCTTGGGAAGCGCGTCAAGCTCTCCCATGACCTCCATGAGCCGCTTCGAGAGAGCTGCGACATCGCGTCCGCTCTCGCAGTCGGCGATGCTCGCAGCAATCTTGTCGCGCAATGCTTCGAGTGTTTCGCGCCTGTTGCCGCTTTGGGCGGCTTTTACCAGGTCAGCCACGTCCAGACCTCCTTTTGAACCGTGGAAAACAGAACAGCCGCATCGCAGCGGCTTTGTGGAAAAACGCATCTGTCTAAAACGGCACT